ACGGCATCAAAGGCAAGCCCTGTTTCACTACTTATGTTAAGCAATGCTTGAAAGTCTTTAGTGGCGTTTTTAGTGTTGCCACTTAAAATGCCGATCTTTGCAATAGTTTGCGTAATCTGACTATTAAGCTTTAACATTGCATAGGTTGCCGTGGGTATCGCTATCGCTAAACCTGCAAACACACCTGTTAAAACTCCACCCACCCTATCGCCAACATCGCCTAGCTTTTGCATTCTTTTTTCAACATTATTAACGGCTTTATTAAGGCGACGGTCTACTTCTTTTAAAGCAGGCTCGTTTAGCTTGGTTTCGATTGTGACTAGCAACTCTCTAAGGGATGCCATTATCTACCGCCCTTCTTTTGCTTGGCTTCTGCTTCTGCTTGCATCAAGGCTTGCACGTCGTCTTTCATGTCTAGTATAGCATTCATTTGTAACAAGTCCTCATAGTCGTAAACCGTGCGTAACTCGTTTAATGTCGCCATGCCTTCACGAACCAATCGCCATACAAGCCAATCGTCTAAGATGCTTTCGCCTATTGTCCCATAGGAGCGGTCGTCGTACTTGGGTTGACGGCTTGGCTTCCAAAACCCTGTAGCATCGGCAAAAAATTGTTTACCTTGATGACCTCGGCTAATACTTCAAACAATTCACCCCAATTACTAGCATAGTGATCGTCGAACACAGTCATGACGCTTTGAGTCTTATTGTCTAATGTGATGTAAGTGTGACGTAACATATCCTTAATCAAGTTAAAATCGGGGTCGTGCGTTAAGCTGTATTCACAAAACGCTGTCGCCAATTTCACTAGGTCGATTAAGTTAAAATTAACGTCGCCTTTTTCATCTTTTTCAAGCTTAATGTTTAAATCGCTTAAATGGCTACCAATCAACCGCACAAGTTTTAAACCCTGCGTTGCTGGGTGCGGTGTGATGTCGTACACATTGCCGTTAATCGTGGCACGTTGTGCTTTGCTAATTAGACTCACTAGCTAGCCCCTCCATAGTTGATGTTCACATCAACGGCGGTAAATTGATACTCACGACCGCCTGCTTCAAGCTCTCCACTAATAGAAGGCAATGCCTTAGGGTAACAGATACCCACTGCTTGCGTGTTTAATGTGTTAGCATCTTTCAACAAGAAAGGCGTGCTGGCTTGTGTACGAATCAAGCTGTTTAACACATCATTGCTTGGTGAGCCGTTTTGAATCGTGAAGTTCAAGCTCCAGCTAATGTTGCTGTTAATGTTTCTAGTAAAATCCTTGTCTACACCCATTGACGTGGTGGAGATGTCAGAATCGGGTTCAAGGGTGATACCTGAACCTTCCATAAACCCCTCAATAGGGATACCGCCTAAAATCAAGTTAATCTTCTTAGGGTCGTGGTTATACTGTGCCATTGTGTAAGCTCCTCTAAACGGTTACGGTTCCTGTGATAGTCATAAACTTAATAGCCCCAATCAAACGAGCTTCAAACGATGCCTTGTACAAACGGTTTGCACGGTCTGTAGCCTCTGTTAGCTCGACGCTTGGAGTGGTGACAGTGAAATCGGTATCGATTAAACGAGTGCCTACCGCCTTTTGTAAGCGTGAACGAATCACCTGCTCAACACTGGCAATACCCTTAGTGTCGTAACCCACTTTTGCGAATCTGTCTGCTTGTTGCGTCAACAAGAAGTAAAGGTCTTCTTCAAGGCGTGTTTCAAGCCATGCCGTGCCGTGGATCACATCGCCCCATTCACCACCTGCCATTTTACCGCCCAATGTACGCACGTTGGAGCCGTCGGTTTCAAAGGCTTCTACATTCTTAAAGTTTAATGTGTTACGCTCTGTTTGAGTAAACGCTAGCTTGCCTAGGGCTGGGTTGAAGGATGAAACTTGTCCGACTACCTTTTGATTGTGCCATGCGGTTGAACCCGCTGCTTGAAACTGATTCTCAACAATAGGTAACACACGCCCAATAATTGCCATTTCAGGGAATGCCCCTATGGTGTTTGTTGAGCTGTACACATTGTAGTGATAGGTAACATGAGCGTAATCGTTATCTAATGCTTTTAAACTGCTTCCTACGTCGGTCGTATTACCGTCAACCAAGGTGTTAGCGTCTGACGTTCTAAAGAAGACAATCTTACGACCTGCCAAGGCTTGAATCGTTGCACCTAAAAGCAACTGGTTTGCTTTAGTGTCGTCTTGAATAGCCACGGCGTAAAAATCATCTCGTACCGCTTGAATAGCCGTCAACGCTTGACTGTATGTTTCAGTGGCTAGCTTGTAACCAATGAGCAACTGCTTAGCGTTGCCACCTTGTGCGAAAAATGCTTGTGATGCCAAGTATTCAGCGGTCGTGTTTGTGTACTTCAACTCGACTTCTGCAAGGCTTGCATAACTAGCGACACGACTAACAGGCGTATAGGTGATGTTCCCTGTAGTGCTTAAAGAAGTGCCTGCCGTATAGGTAAAGGTGCCTGTAGTGGGAACCGTTGCAACGACATAGCGTCCGTCGACACCTGTTCCTGTCAATGCGTCTACATCAATGATTTGACCAACGACTAAACCGTGGCTTGCTTTAGTAACCGTTACGACGGTTGTTGTTTGAGAGTAAGTCCCACCAGTAACGGCGGTTCCTAATGCTCCAGTCTCACCAATAAACAACGGTACACCAAAGCCTGTGCGTGGTGCAAACGATGTAAGAAGTGAAATCTGTACATCTATAAAGTTCTTAATTAAAGATAATGACACTATGCTGTCCTCCATGTTGCTAATACATCTACATCGTCAATAACACTATTAACATATTCCACCGCTCGGCTTGTGTGCATGCGTAACGCTATGTTGTAGCGTGGTTGCCACTGCTCCCCAAACAACGCCGATACATCCGTTGGAGGCTGTATCACTTCCTGCATTGCTATTTTTCCCTGTAGTTCAAGCAAGCGTGCCGTGTGGTCTTCTAAACCGTCTAACACGGTATCCACCAACGCCTCAAGTTCTACCTGTCCGTTTTTCTTTCCGTAAAAGTTCACATCTAACGTAAACGCATAAGTGCGTGTGACATCTTGCGTGCCGTCGGTGTCAATAGCCGTTCTAAAGCTTCCTGTAGGCTGAATGCTTTGAATGTTAAGCGTTAAATAAGGAGCCGTTGGAGCTGGTGCGTTTTGATTCGCACGGATCACACGCACATTTGAAAGCGTGGTGAAGTAGCCAATTAGAAGCGTGTATAATTCGTTCATTGTGCCACCTTCTGCACCAAATAGGCGTTATGGTTCACAATGTTGTTCTGCCAAGGGCTTTTACGTTGCACGACAAAACCTACACCGTTAATCGTGACAATATCCGCCGTTGTGCCTGCATCTTGATTAGCCACGTTTAGAGCGGTGTCCGTGTAAAGCGTGTAAGTTTCTAAATCTCTTTGAGCCTCGGGTAACGCCTGCAACGCTTTACCTGTGGCTGGTTGAACGCTTGCCTGTATAGTAAGTGTACTTTCTACACCTTCAACAAACAAGCCGTCTTCTTCATAAGTGCCTGCGGTTTTACGTTGTACCGTTAATGGTCGTCTAAATACGTTGAAAGGTGTCATCGTGGACGCACCTCATACGTTATAGCTCTTAGTAAAGCCCCTGTATTAAATAAGGTTGTTTTCCCTGAACCCTTTTGTTTAATTGTACTAGGGGCGTTTGCTGGTGCTATGTTGCTTCTTAGTTTCTTTTGTACGTCGCCTTTTGCTTTGATGCCTAGCAAGTCCCACACACGGCTCGCATCGGCTTTCATATTAAGGATGCCTTTGATACCGTTTTCTAGTTGTCTTTCCCACTTGCCTATTTGCTCGTCATAGGTCGAACGTAGAAAACTACGCTGTGGGATGCTTTTAGTACCGAACTCGTTGTAAGTGGCATATTCTGCAACGTTTGGGTCAATAACACCCACTACTAATTTTTGATTGCCGATTTTACGAAGTTCAGCCGTAATCTTTTTAGTGTTGTCTTTTAATGTGGTAATTTTTACGCCCATGGCATCACCGCCGATCTGAACGCTACACCGCCCATGCACTGTCTAAGCAGTTGTAAATACTTTTGACCGTAAGGCGTTTGGTTGTAAGGGCTTTTGCTGTTTAATATACTTGCGTCATAACTAACTCTTAATTGCCCTTCTTGCAAGTCAGTAACACTTCCTGCATTGCCTGCACGGTTTGCCATTGTGACGTTGTGAGCCGTCAAGTAAGCCACAATATAAGGGCGTAAATCGGGGCATAAAGAAACGCCCACCTCTAATTCTGCTAAACCTAACAGATCCATCACCTGCTGGCTCTGGGTGTCCAGTTCAGGGGCAATGCTAGGGATTAACTCTATAGAAGTGGGCATGTTTGCTTTTCTCTCTACTTACTTTTTGGATTCTTCAGCGTTTTCGACTTCTTTAGGCTCTTCAGCCTTTTCAACGCCTTCATTCTTTTTGGCTTTTTTAGATTCAAACTCTAAAACGCCAAGCTCAACTGCTAACGTCGCCGTCTTCAGCTTCTCAAAGTCTTCTTTGCTGACATCGTTCCATTCAGGAAACAAAACAACGCCGTCGTATTGAAAGACTGTTTCTTGGTTTAACTTAACTTTTGTCATTATGTGGTCTCCTAAATACCATATTTTTTGGTGAATGCGAGAGGGTAATAAACAACCGCTCCGCCATTACGCCCATAAGTATTGACTTGGAAGAATGTATCCGTTGATTGAGGAGCCAACTCTTCATAAACAATCGGAGCGACCAATTCAATATAACGTGAATCAGTTCGTCCAATTAAGAAACCTTCAGTGCCTCCAGTGAAAGCCCCTACTAGCTCGGGAGCTTGAATGATAGTGGTAATTGAAGGGCTATCAATCATAAACTGCTCTAATACGCTTCTTGTATTATCTGTGTCTACTTTTGAAGTGGACATAACACGGTATCGCTGAGGGCTAATAACAAGCAGGTTAGGTTGATTCTCAACACCTTGAGTAACGCTAATAATATCCGAAACCGCACCGTTTAAATCACGGAGGATCTTATCACCTGTTTTAGTTGACCATAAAGCGGATGAACCAGTACCATCAGCAACAACTTGAGCGTTAGGAATAGAAGCATTGCTTAAAACCCCCACTACGCCATAGGTTGCGTTTCCGACCCAAAATAGACGGTTGTGTTCTTGAGCAATAGCCTCACGAGTTGCTAGAGCTTTCTTTTCTAACAAGTCGATTCCTTGACCTGCAAAATCAGAGGCTTCCCATACTTCTTCTAAAGTATACAAACGCTTTGCTTCTAACTTTCTAATGTTAGAAGTAAAGGCTTTTCCATTTACTTCTACCGTTGGAATATCAGTTGCATATTCTGCCGTTATTTTAGCAAGGGCTTTTTTATCATACTGATAATAGGTCAACGTCGTAGCGGTTCGTTGAACCCCTAATCGAATGCCAAATGTATTTAAGGCGGTGAAGCCTGCGTATACAATGTCCTTCGTTTCAGGTAATACGTACTCAAGATGACGCTTAAAATAAGCCGTTTGGTTTGCATCTAAGTTAGTTTGCTGTTGAGCATTCATTTTGCTTATGTCCTTTCTACAAGTTTATGTCAATTTCAACAATAGTATCAGTCCCACCAGTTTTAAACTTACCTACAAGCAAGTTAGAACCAACGGTAGCCGTGAACTGCCCTTGAGTAGCACCAACCGCTACAATCGCATAAGCTGGGGATCCTTGCGTTACGGCTCCTACGGCTTTACCATAGACAACACCCTTGCTTAAAACACTAACCATTTGACCAGTTAGAATATCTTCCGCTTGATCGTTGATTTGCTCATGGGTGTAAATTGCCACACCTTGAGGGACACCTGAAGCTGCGGTTAATCCGACTTGGTTGTCAGACGTTACACGTTGAACTGCCCGACCGAAAGGAATGTTAGCAGTTGCTACACGGCTATCCACACGCTCAATTTGAATCGCTTGCCCTTCATAAGAGCTTCCTCTGTAAACGCTATAAGACGTTTGAGACATTACTTAATCCCTCCTTGTTTTTGGGCTTTTTGAAAATTGTAGACATCATTTGCTGAAATAGAGCCTTTTTTTAATTGGCTAGATTCAACCAATGACATAGCCTGCTTTTGCTTGGCTAGGGCTTCATCTTCGGCGCTAGGCAACGATTCAATCAACGCATCAAAACGAGCGTTTACATAGTCGTCACTTTTACCGTCAAGGTTAATCGCTTCATGCTTAGCTTTAATAACCGTTTCTTTAATTAAACGATCACTAGAACCTTGCAATGCGTCAACATTAACCACACGCTTAGCAGTTTCCAACAAGGCGACACGTTCAGCGACGGCTTGAGCCATTGCTTCGTCGTTATGCGTTGCTTTCACGGCTTCAAGCTGTGCTTTCAACTCGTCTACTTGCCCTTTTAAGGCTTCTGCATCGTTACGGGCTTGCTTTTCAGATAGCACCGCTTTTTCGTATGCTTTAGCAACCTCGGCATCGGCTCGATAGCTCAAACCGTCCAAGTTCACCGTTTGCATTTCTTTATCAGTCATGCTTTTGTCCTCTTCATCATGGTGTAACTGAACGGCAAAACCGTCCATGTGGATTCTAGCCATACGCCCCGCCCTTGCTTGGTCTACAATAGCCAAGTGGTTGTAACGGATGTTTTTCTGTCTGTGCGTATAGGGTACACCGTCCCATACACCGCTTTCCTCTTCTAAATCTAAATTGTAGCCAAGTGATAGCTCTCTTTTACCTAATGCTACCTTTTTAATCGCATCCTTGCGGTGGACGCTAAACTTGATCGCCACACTGTTTTCATCGGTCGTAACGCTTTCACCAGTCGAACCAATGCTGTATATTTCGGCGTTATCGCTGTTCACCAATTCAGGCGGATGGTCGTCTGTAACTGGTTTAAGTTTCAACGATTCAAGACTATCGACGTTAAACACATCGTCGGGGTGTCGTAGTTCGTGGCGGATTGTGCCGTCGGCGTTGACGTATTGGAATACGCCTGTCCGTGTAACAATAGCATCCCCTGTTAAGAAACCTTCAGCGGTCGTCTTATGCTTGAAAACACTGCGGTCAATTCTAAACACTATTGTCCCCTAATTTTAGCCATTCTATAGGTACTATACCATTGTTTTTTTTAATATGCAATACTTACTATAATTCAGGGATTATAGAATAACCCACGCATCGGCATCTAATATCTTGGCTAGGGTGCAAGTTTACACCGCCTATGCTTGAACGTTGTTTCCATTCCTTGTCATCTAGGCTGTCTTTGTACACCGTGGGGTCGTCCCACCTGCATATCTTGCCTTCAAGCACTTTGTGTGAGCGTCTGACACGTTCATCAAGGCGTGTGTTCCATTCGTAGTATTGAATGCCTAACTGTTCGTTATTCTGCTTTTCAAGCTGTCCATATAAATTGCCGTATTCATTCTGTGCGATTAAATCGGCTCGTTTCTTACTTATGTTTAACGCCGTTTGAATCTCTTTTCGTGCATCGGTTATTTTTTTGCCGTTTCTAAAGTTTGAGCTTATGATGCTAGCCACTCTTTGCTGTTCATCGTCCACCATTTTAGTAATCAACCTTGCGTTTTCTTTCGCCCACGACTCGATGATTGCCTTGTTTTCAGGGAGTGAAGCATAACCCTTTACAATCGGTACTTTTCTATCTTCAACCACCGTAACCAATTGATTAAAAACGTGCTTACGTACCTTTTCGCCCTCTTCTCTTAATCGTGTGATTAAAGCGGTGTAGGCAACCTCTGTAAGCCCTAGCTCTGTTAGCATCCGCTCTAATTCCTGCTCCCAATCCGCCACATCGTTTCGTAGTTCACGATCTGCTAGGTATTGCAAACGCACGGTGTAAGCTTCTATCATTCCTTTTAGTTTTTGCTGTTGCTTGTTTTGAAAGGCTACTAAAAAAGCACGATAGCCACTAGATGCACGACTAGGAAAGCTTTTTTTGATGATGATTATTTTTTTAGGCATTGCATCCTCTGTAAAAACATGTTATGCTGATTTTGGTATTCATAGGATTCCTTCTTTATTTTTAACTCTTAATTCACTCCCCTAGTTGTCAAACCCTAGGGGTTTCTTTTATTTTAAACCGTTTCTATCGAGTCGTCTTCAATATCTTCAAACGCCCCATTCAAGGCAGTGTTGTCTAGCTCACTTTGAAATTCTACCACGTTTTCCATTGAATAAGTGGGATTCATATTGTACCCCCCTTCATGTCTGATATGCCACAAATAGGCTGGGTCAACGCCACCTTCACGAATATAAATCGCATCGGCTTGTGCGTGCTTTAGTCGAACATCTGCTAGTTGTGCATCATCAAGGGGTTTAAGTGTTGGAAAGTTCCACGCCATATCGTCGGGCTTTTCTTTCCAGTCCTGTTGCATAGCTAGCAAGTCAATCAAGCGGTTAATAGCGGGTTGGAGCGTCTGCATCTGATAGGCTTGCACCGTGCCTGCCCATTGAGTGAAATCACCCTCGCCTGTAGCGTTCATGCCTTCGGGGGATCTACCGAATAGCTTAGTCATTGGGATGCCACTGTTAGCCGATACAAGCTCCATAGTTCTTAGCATCAAGTCACTATAGCCTGTGACGTTGCTAAATTGACGCTCAAAAGTTTCACTTTCCGCATCCATTAAAACCATATTCATTAAGGACTTACTGATGTTAGCATCGTTCAATCGTTTAGCGATTTGAGCCTCGCTTCCATTGCCGTATGACTCGAAAAGCCCTTGAATCTTAAGAATCGTCAAGCCCCATTCTTTAATGATGATGTCTGAAAACCCTTGTGCGGATAGATAGCTTAAGATGCTGGTATACGTTCCTTGCAAGCTTGAGGCGTGCCAGTAGTTATTGCTTCTAAGTGTCGTTTCAGGTAAGCGGTCGCCATCTAAACGTATCACACGGCTTGCGTGGACTTTCAGGTTTTTCCCACTTTTTAAACGCAAGTTATAGGTTTGAACTTCACCAAATGAAGCACTGTAAGGGTCGGTGTCGTAATCGTCGGACGTTACAACGCAAGAATGACGGTCAAACACACTTAGGCGTTCAATGCGTTTTAACCCTGCCTCCCTTAATGGCATATCCAAGTCTTGCTCTCCGTCCTTAGCCAATAAAAGCATAATCGCCCCACCGTATAGCCTAGCGTCCTTTGCAAGGTTGGTGAGTTGCTTAAAAGCGTCTAAGCGTTCAAGCTCCGTGTAAAGCTCCTCGTCGCATTCAATACCCCTTTTTAACGACTCATCGGGTACCATATCAATTAAACGCCGTGCGATGCCACTAGATGAATAAAGCCCTTCTAGTGTGCGTTGGTCAAGTAGTGCGTCGCCTGTGAAGGTCGTCGCCGTGTTGGCATCCCTGCCATACCGTCCTAGTCCTGTTAGGATATTTTCTACACCGTCGGTTTTAACGGCTTTAGTGTCTGTGTGAACGGCTTTAATCGGTTGTTTCTTGCGTTTCATTGTGTCCCCTCCCCTTATGGTTGCTTTTAGTATAGCATAGGACGTTTTAAAACGCATCCACGAAGGTAAACTTGCGTTTCATTAGCGGTTCTAGTCCATACCTGCAAGCATCTATAACGTGGTTGTGTTTGTCTACAATCGCCGTGGTGATGTCTCCACTACGTTGGTCTACCTTGTACGAGTAAAGCATCATCTCGTTTATTGTGTGGGTGCATCGTGGGTGGACGACAATGCGTTTATAGCTTCTCATGTGCGTGATGCCGTCTTCAACGCTACCGCTCCATTTCTTAACCGCTTGGATGCGTGGCAAGCCGTGGCGTTTCAAGTAGCTTATGCTTTCAGGTCTGGCACAATCCGCACGAATGATGCCATTCTCTATTTCAGGCATAAACCCTTTGATGTAATCCGCCGTGTCATCTAGTTCAAGTCCCACCTTGACGGCTTCCTTTTCAATGTAAAGCGTTTCATCGTGTACCCATACTTTAACGCACGCCGTGGGATCTTGTGAGAAACCAAAGTCCATACCGTAAAAAGGCAATTTCCAGTTTTCAGGCGTGAAGTCTCGCACTACCCACTTGTCTTTAAAAACTTGTGCATCCGTGTGTGTTAAGCATTCACCCTCCCACACGTGGCGATATAAGGCTGGGTCACGTTCAAGCATCAAACGACGCTCGGCTTCTAGCACTTTAGGGAAGTGGATGTTTTCGGTGTAGTTTACCTTGAATAGAAACGCATCGGGGTGTTCGTTTGCAATGAAAAGCCTGTAAACTGGATCACTTTCAAGGCGTGGATTCATGGTCATCCATATTTCAGAATCAGGCTCTCGAATCGTGGGAATCAGAATATCAAGGCTTTCTTGGCTTATGGTTTGAGCCTCTTCTATCCAACAGATATTTATGCCTGCGGTGGATTTGATGCTCTCGCTGTTATGCCGTAACCCTTTAAATGTGAACTCACTCCCATTTGTGGAGCTTATAGTGTCTCGTTGTATCGTGAAGTAAGCCGATAGCCCCAAGTCTTCTATACGCTTGCTTAGAAGACGGTGTACACTATCGCTTATGGAGTTCTGAAACTCCCTCGCACACAAGACACGCACCTTTTCAGTTAAAGCTTTCACGATTAAAGCATCGGTAAACGTAAAACTTTTACCACTGCCCCTCCCACCATGTGCCACCTTGTACCGTTTGGGTCTAAAAAGGTTCTCGCTCCAGTGGGGGAACGTCAACGGCACGTTAGGCATCGCTTGGCTTTTCGTCTGAAAAGTTCACGGTAAAACTGGGCAAGCCTTCCATTGTGTGATTATTGTCGGTTGATTGCTTATAACCCACCTTGCTATTCAAGTAAAACTTAGTGGCATCCAGTGCAATTTTAGGGTCATCGTGAAAGATGTTCTTTTTCAACTGTCTAGCCACCCTTGCATCAAACAACGGCTTAACGCTTTTAAGGTAGTCGCCGTAATGCTTTACAAGCGTCTTGTCGCATATCCCTAAGGCTTCAGCCATTTGCTTATGCGTGGCTCCATTCATAGCCATTCCTTCAAGAATCTCGTAAGACTCCTCGTTAGGCACGAATGCGTTACCGTGTGGCGTTTCTTTTGATGAATCCTTATCATTGCTATAAGGCATCGAACAAAATCCCCTCACAAGGCGTATATCGCCGTTACAGTAAACACTAGCATTATGCCTGATTGTGTCCCCGTTGTCAACTCCCCCCTCCTCCAGATGATGTAAAGATATGTAACACCTGTTGACTTCTAATATATAATATATTATAATGTATGTATAAGGTTAATCAAACGAGAGACCTTAGAGTTTATGTTTTACAGATAATTAGGAGTTTATGATTATGAAGATCCAAACACATAAAGACTTTGAACACTTAACACAAACACAAAAAAAAGCTATTAAAACGGCTAATGAGTACGCTTTAAAAAATGGGATTGATTTGAGCGTTAACGCGATAAAAGTAAATCGCATGACAGTTAAGAATGACCGTGTTGAATGGAACGAAAAAAACGATTACGGACAAATTAAAGTTTGTTATACCCGTTACACGCTAGTGGTTTAAATCCCCTAGCTACTTTTAACCAATAAGGAAAACCACACCATGACCCAACAAGCCAACGCCATCGTCTTATCCCTCCTCGCAATCATGCTAGTAAGCTCTATGTTGCTAGCTGGTGCGATTACACTAGGGAAGCAAGTAAAGGCTCACCACGACGATATGAACAAGCCTAGAAACTTAACAATGCTACAATCTAACCTAACGAAAGGAAACTAAAACCATGACCTTTGAACAAACAATGCAAACCATTTACGGTATCTTTTGTAAAAATATCGGCAATGCTGAAACGATTGAGCTTTGTCGTGAAATTGAAAAGCCCATTGAAGCACTGCAAGCCGAGTATGATCGCTTGCTTGAAGAAAATAACCAGTTAAAGGCGGTTATTGCTGAACATAAAGGGACTGACTCCAATAGCGATAATTCTACACTTAAACCTGCGTCACTAAACCCCTATTATGCCTTTGAAACATACATGAAAACATGGCAACTAAACCCACGCAAAAAATATGATGTTCAAGTAAAAAAGGGTAATGCCTTTATCTACTATTTGGACTCAACCCTTGAGCCTGTAGAATACGTATCTTCAGGCGGTGGCTGCATGGTAGAGTTTAAGTTCACAAGCCCACTTCAAGAAGAGCCTATTCTCGTTTCTAGCGGATCAGACCACCTTTTTGCCATTAGAGAATCGAACACACAAGGAGCTAGCAATGACCAGTAAAAACCCTCCCCCCTGCTACCCCTATGTAGCCGTTATCGCCGTTATAGGCTTGCTCTTCATGCTAGCCTATGCACCAAGTTAAAAAGGA